CCCAGACGACGTGCGCGGAAGGCCCGCACGGTGCCAGCGGTGGCCGCAATGGTCATAAGACCCTGCGAACCGCTGGAGCCGATTGTCCAGCCAGTGTTGGTGGTCATCGTGATGACGCCCGCGGTCGTCGTGTTGATGACGCGGAAGTCAAAGGACGAACCCACTTTGGAGTTGTTCAGGTAGGCGTCCAGATCAGACGCCAGCGGCAGCGTGTAAGCGGCGGTCGTCGTCGGCGTACCGATGATGATGCCGTTAGTAAGCTGCGCGGATGTCAGCGTCGCGCTGTCCGTAGCCGTCGCCGGTACGGGAACAGTGACGATTTCCGGTTCGTTGAGGTTGCCATCACCAATCTGATAGCCGCCACCGACAGAAGGAAGTGCCATGATCTTATTCTCCTATCTCTACCTGTTAGCCCCAGAGCCGCACGGCCATTGGCGGGCGGATGGCGCTGAAACCGTACAGCACGTCAATACGGCACGGCAGGCGGTCGTTGTTGATGTCGTACTGGCGCACAACACGCATGGAGATGCCGTTGTGGACCTGACGGGAGGCCATGTCGACGCCCTGCGGCAGCAGAAGGTCGGCGGTGGCGAAGGAAATCGCGTCCTTGTGGTACACGAGGTTCTGCGGGTACTGCGTGGAAGCAGAGCCGAGGAACGTCACAACGGCAGAGGACTGCGGGAAGCTGTCTACAGTCGCCAGCGCGTTGCTGGAGGTGTAAATCGCCGGGCTGATCTTCACCGAGGTGTAGGCGCCACCGGAAGCCGTGTTGGCTTCGGTCACGACAAACTGCTGAAGCGAGCCGGTCGATTCGCGGGTCTGCGGGTTGACCGCGAACACGCTGGCGATGGTGAACACGTCGCCGGCGGCAATCGTCTGAGAGCCGGTGCCGGTGATGTTGATCGTCGCCTGGCCCTGCGTGGACACAGTGGTGGTCACCGTGTGCGCGCCGGTGCGGCTGCCGGTCGTGTGCTGCTTGATGGACTGAGACATGTTGATCTCTTCAAGACCCAGCACACCTTCACCCATCAAGCCGTTTTTGAACTGGCGGGAGATCGTGTTGACCGGGTTGAAGAGGCCCTTCAAGCCTTCCACAAGACCCGCGTTGGCGGCCGGATTGACCGTCGCGTAGCGCGGGGACATGACGGCAGCAGACTCGTTCAGCTTCTGCTGGGCCTGGAGCAGCACCAGAGAGGTCGCCGGGGTCGTGCCGGGGGTGCCGACAGACTGGAAGATCGACTTGTAAGAGTTGGCCACGTCAGCGTCGATGCTGGACGCAAGCTGCGAAATACGCGGCTTGAGAACGCGCTCGGCGAAGTCGTCCAACTGCATGGTCAGTTCGGCAGACGTAAAGTTCACACCGATGTGCTTCTGGCTGGAAACCGTCAGCGTGGTGAACTGTTCGTTGTCGTCCTGCACTTGCAGCGCGGCGCCGTCGGTCACCAGAGCGCGGTCTGGCAGACGGATGCGGAGGGTGGAGCCGATCTTCGCGCCTTCGACGGCAAAGCTGTCGTCGTACTGGCGGTTCACGGTGCGGGTGATCACAAGGTTGTTCTCGAGGATTTCGAGAGCCTTCCGGGTGATCATGTCAATGGTAAGAAGTGAATTAGCCACGGTGGCTGATCCTTATACTTAGCGGTTGCGGGAAGCCTCCCACTTCTTGATCTGGCGCATACGCTCCGCTTCAATCCATTCTGACGTTGACATGGATTTAACAGACCTAGGGTCTGTCGTGTCATAGGCAGGGGAGGAAGCTGAACGCGCAGTCACCGGAGCAATAGGGGCGGGCGCGGTTGAGGTTCTTTTCAGCGGCGGATCAGAAGCCATCTTGGCTTCGATTTTGCCGATTTCCTTGGCCTGCAAAATTGGTGGAAGGTTGGCGATACGCGCAGACTCTTTCGGATTGGACCCTAACCAATAGATGATGTCGGGGCCAACGTCAGAAGCCTGAATTGTCTGGGCCATAACATCGGTCACAGGAAGGCTCGGGTTGTACGCGACCTGTTCAAAGTCGTCGTATTTACCGCGGGCGGTTTCCTCTTTCTCGTGGTATGTTTCCAGCAATTTAGCCTGTTGCTGGGCTGCTTCGCGCTGACGAACCAACTCTTGTGCTTTCCGCTCAGCCAAAGCCTCCGCGTATTCAGCAGCGTTGTTGAAATCATCAGGCGCTGGAGGGTTGACGGGCATCGCCCGTCGCGCTTCCAGTTCAGCCAGTTTTTGGGCTTGCTCTCGCTCCCATTTCCTTTGTGCTTGGGCAAGGCGTTTGCCAAACTTTGCGTCCATTTCCTCTTGAGTAAAGAGTTTGGGCGCCTGAGTTGACTCATCAGCCGGCGAAGTGTCTTCGGGCGCAGGCGCCGCCGTAGCGGCCTGTTCCGGCGCGGGTGCTTCCGCTAAGTCTTGTACTTCTTCAGTCATCTTCGATCCTTACGAACCCTGGTGGACCGCACCAGTACGGGTTGTTACTGGCTAGTTGATAACTAGCCAGTTTACGCGGGTTTCCGCTGTAGCCGCAGCATTTGCGGTCAGCGTAAAAGAGTTTGCGCCGGCCACAGCAATGACCGACTTCATAGTTGTGTCATTGGTCGCAACAGTAGCAATAATAATGGAGTTAGCGGTTACGCGGTTATTGGTAACCACTAAAGAAGTCGCCGCGGCAGCAAAATTTACCGTACCCGCATTTTTGTTAATGGTTTGTGCGCCAGTAGTGCCGCCGGCCGTGACAGTTTTGTCAAACCGCATGTCGCCAGCAAAATAATTAGGGGCTGTGCCGGCTCCATAAAAGCCCCAGGTTGTGCCGCCGCCCGTTGCGGTATTTATGGCAGAATAAAAACCAAAAGAATTTCGCCCGGCGGTTACTGCTGCCGTATTTTCAGCCAAAAAAGAATAGTTATTAGTGGCGCCGATAAGAGAAGGTGCGGCGTAAAACCCAAATTGAGTGGTTACAGCGGAACTAGCCCCAAAAGTTCCTTGCTGCGCCGCGTAATGATACAAATTTGATAAAGTAAAAGACGCGGCGGCGGTTGTGGCAATGCTGTCGTAAGAATACGCGGAGCTTGTAACGTCAGACTGAAATGTAGGTTGGTTTAACGTAGACCGAGATGTCGCAGCCCCACCAATTGCCTTGCTTATACGAAGGCCATAGCCGGCAAGAGCAGTTGATCCAATCCCTACCACGCCGTCCGCGTTCACCACAAACGGCGAAGAATCCGGGTTTGCGCTATCCTCAATTACCAACGCATTGCCAGCGCCTGTTTGAGTAATGCGTACCGCATCCGTAGATGAATTGGCGTCAACATTAACCGTAGCCGCGCCAACGGTGCGGCCTGCCGTCAAGTTAGCAACCGTGACCTGTTCGGTGACGCCACTCTGCACGATAGGCACCAACTCCGTGCCAGCAAGCGGTGTTGTCGCGGCGGGAAGCGCGGAAATTTTAACGTCGGGCATTGCCTACTCCAATAAAATCAAGCCGTTGTTTTCTTGAACGAGATTATTGTCATTTTCTGTTGCAAGATTATTTTGCGCTTGATCTGGCCCATAGCCAGAAAAAAACGAAATTATGCTACCCAGCCCTATGGCAATTCCGTTCCGTAAAGCGCCAGCAAAACCCATGGTTTACGCCTTATTGATAGGTTTGCAATACAGCGTACCGTCAACGGAAGTTCGAATGGCGCTTACCCGCCAAACCCCGCTAACCGTAATTGGAACCGCAAAAGGAATGGGCGTAAAAGGTGGAATTGGCGTACTGGAAGTTGTAGCCACTGCGCCTTCACCCACTTCAACATAGCACGCTTGATCAGACCAAACCACGACGCCCTGCGGCCCCGCGTTCCAGCCGGTCGTATTGGCCGCCGTGCCGGTGTAAGACGCGGTTTGGGCGGGAAAATCCGCCTTGGCGAGGGGTTTGAGCAATTCCATGTCGGCGATCCCTTACGCAAGAAATTTCAGCTTATACAGCGTTGACAAGTACAATTCCACAATTTCGTCGATGATGTTCTGCAACGCTGAATCAGACTTGTCGCACACTTTATAGCGCATATCCTCAATTTCTTTGAGGCTATCCTCAAGAAATTCGGTAATATTGGAGGTTTTGCGCGCGGAGTGCAAGGAAATTGGACCAATAAGCCCGTGCCGGCCTTGATAGGCTTCGGCAAACTTGTCGGCTAGGTCGATCACATTGTCGTAAAACCCGCCCAAAGCCTTGTGTTTGGCAAAACTGCGGGTGTTTAGATGGACCGAATGGGCCACATCGCGAGCCAAAAACATGCAGCCGATAAATTCAGCGCAACTCATTGCATTGGGCCTCCTGGCGGCATTTGAGGTGGCATTCCGCCCATATCTGGTGGCATACCGCCCATTTCCGGTTGCATTTCCGGCATTTCGCGTGAAATTGGGCCGCCGGGGCCAACCAGATCGCCGGTATCCATAGCTGCTGCGATGGTGCCCATCACGATGTCTTGAATTTGATCGGGCGTCATGCCGGCTTGGACCGCAGAAATGCGCTTGGTTTCGGCGTCGTAGGCCTTAATCTGCACTTCCTGCGCCTCGATCGACTGCTCGACGCGCTGCAACATGCCGACGACTTGGTTCAGTTCCTTGGTCAGGGCTTCGATCTGCATCTTGGCCAT